CATCAGGAAATGTACTTACCCCGGCAAGGGTATTTGTTACATTATAGATTAAATCACTGGGAATTGAATTAGCAGAGAATGATAAAGATAAATCATTTATAATATCTATTTCAAAAGCAGTTCCTGTTGGTGGAGTTATAGTTAGTAAAGCATAGCTAATATCCTTAAGATATGGTTGTGAAGAACCTGCAGGTGGTATATTGCCAACCCCCCATCCTGTAAGATTGGAAGTAGAATACACTCCTGTGGTATCTTCTATTACCATTAATTCCCCATTTTCTTTTACTTTCGAATAAGTGCTTAATTTCAGAGCCATCTTTTAATGTTTAAAGATGGGGGAACCCGCAGGCTCCCCCTGATTTAAAAATGAGTATGTTAGAGAGTATATTAGGTAAGGTTACCAATTTGAGCTGTCATTCCTGTAATGCCAAAACTGGTAACAATCCAGTCATCAGCCACAGTTACAAGACAGGTTACACCACCCGAAATCTGGTTAGCACTGTTACTGGTAACATCCAAAGCAATAGTTAACCATTTAGGACTATCATTTTGTTTACCAAGATTTGTATCCATTTGGTGTGCATAAGCCAGTCTCAGAATATCGTAAGTAGTTGAAGAATTCGTCATTGCTCTTGAAGTATGGGCTGGCCCATATTTTTGAGTTCTAAAAGGAGTTCCTTCATTACCCTGGTAGTACCATTCAAGTTCTGCGACCCTCGATGGGCTTCCAATACCTTCACTTGGATCAGTTACAGTGGTAGCTGCGGTAGTGGTACCAAATCCTTCAAGAGTTGTGTCCCAACTAACTACCCAATACCTGTATTTACCAACTTCAAATTTGTTGGCAACACCCGTAAGCTTGATTCCCCAATCAGCTGCCTGAGCAGTGGCTGCAGGAATAACCTCAAGTTCATCGTCACCAGCAGCATATGTGCCACTAGCTTCCAGAATTGGGCGGTCAACAGTTATCGTCAACGAACTTATAGCTGTGATTCTATATACAGAACTGGTCAGGGCAGTGCCTGAAGCACTGGGGCCTGTAAGCCTTATATAGTCTCCAACTACTGCAGCAACACCACCATACTGAACGTTGGAAGCTACAGTGAATGAATCCAGACCCTGAATCACAGTGGCGTTGTTATCAAAACAGTTACCTGCTGTAACAGTTGCACTACAGACCATAGCTGCCTGAATATAATTCCTTTGCTGTTGCTTTTCATTCTTGAAGTTGTTGGTGATACTATGTACAAGTCCTTCTGCTATATCATATTGAGTTGCTGAAGCATCTGATTCATAGACACCGTGTTTATAATTTTGCTGCATAAAATCAGCAGATTCATTACCGTAAAGCAAGAATCTCATGTAGTACAGATTACTATCAAGTGCCTGAATAGAACCTGCACCAGCACTACCATTATAGCCCACATATTCAACTTTTTGTGTCGGAGCTGAATAAGAGGTTATAGAGTAATGTTTGATGCTCCTGACATCAATATCATCTGATATCAAAAGGTCTGTACCATTTCTCTGTACCAGTCTTAAAACCGGATAATCTGCAGCATTTGGTGAGTTGTTATCGACAACAGCACCCGAAGGGGTTACCCATGCTATCTCTCCATCAGACAAGTCCGAATAACTATCAATAACAGTGCCTGCAGCTACTGCTCTGGCAACGTTATTAACTACGAACATTGTTCCTACGTTGTTTACTGTTTCCATTATTTATAAAAATTTAAAATGTTATTTCAATTATTGACTTACGACATAAAATACATAAAGTTGTATTTTCCCTGCAGTCAAAGCTTCTGTTCCTATTTCAACTTGAATTTTTCTAGCCCCCGTAGTTTTTATCATATTGGTAGCCGTCCAGTCGGGGGATCCATCTGTTAAACCACTAGTACCACCATCGGCGGTAATATTTGCAGTCAAGTCCCCATCTGTGGGCAGTTTAAACTTGATAGTACCACCACTAGCAGTAGAATCTGGGGCAGTTATTACGTCCTGTAGTACATTTACTACAACTGCATTGTCAGGCAGCATAGCTGTTCCGGAATTCAAGTCTATTGTGGCTGGAAAACCAGAGCCCCCGCCATCAACCGCAAAATCATAAACTACTGTGCACATCAATGGATACTTGACAATCGCCGAAGTATCCATAGTGTGAGTGGCTCTCGCATTGATGACAGTAATTGCTGAAGTATTCGTAGATATATTACTGGTATTTGTAGTTCCTGTACTTTCGATAGTTGAAATATCGTCATGCAGGTCGTTAAAATGGTCAGCATATACCGGGACAGACCCAAGTGAAGTCTTCGGCAAAAAATTACTTTTTGTTAACTTTTTTGTGTTCATTTTTCAGAATTTATTATTATTCATCTTTTTTAAGCTCCCTCTCTTTTGGTTGAAATCTTCCAATCAGAAGAGACGTTGCTCTGTTTACTATGTCAAAGTGAAGAGACTCTGTTATAATACTTTCATTTACACTTGTAAAAGTCAGATCAGGGATAGTAGAAAGGTACCTCATATTGTAGCTTTCTAAAGTATATCCTGATGGAAGTATTAACTCATGCTTAAGAACTGATTTATCTTCTGGCTCTATCACTAGTCTCCATACCAAATCTTTGTAAGGTTTCTTATATGGATTATCTTTATTAATCGTATAGTAATCATATGTTATTGGCTTTACCTTAGCATATGAACTTACACCATTTTTACTCAAATATACATCTTCTTTAAGTGAAAACAAAAAGTTGTTCGGTAAAGTTACAAATACTCCATTTAATAAGTTACTTGTACTGGTTGTTGTTGTAGATGTAGAGTAGTTTTTAATAACTTTATTAACAATTCTATTGAATAACTCATCTTCCCTTCTGTTAAGATAATTATCCATAAATATTTGATTCTGAGCTTCATTAAGCGCATCAAGAACATCCTTTGAATCAAAGATTCTGTCCCCAATTCTGTTAAGTTCATTGAGTTTAGACTCAACTAAATATTTCATATCCAGGGTTTTCATCTCACTCTTTAGGTTTTTGGGCTTCCTGTCCTGAAGACAATCTGAATTTATATTCTACTATAAACATTTCTACTGCCAGTCTTAAGACTTCTTTATTTGTATATTCGGCAAGTTCAGATTCATTTGTTTGTGTGGTTGAGTCTGTTACCTCTAATACAAGGTCTTTAGGCTTTCTAAGATATGTCACTTCAATATCAGAAATTGATGTATAACTATCAAAATAAACCAGCATTTTATTGTCCTGTTCAAAGACAACTATTGGTTCTTTGATTATAATTTCTTCATTAAATGGCCCCCTGGTTATTCTTCTTATTTCCTCATAAGTAGCTTCCATATTTGGAGTCCAGATACTGGTTACAGGATTTACTGTAGTTCTGGTAATTTTAGAATCAGACCTTATATAGTGCAGATAATCTGTAGGAAGACTAACCAGTATTCTGTCACTTCTGGTTGGAAAAGCTGCAAGCCCAAGTCCACTCTGTCTCTTTATCATTTTTTGTAAATCCCCAGGATTTTTCTGCAGAAATAAAATAGTCTGGTCAATAGTAGGCCCAATAAGATACTTCTCTTTTATATACCTATCATTGGCAAGATTAATCATCTTAAGAATGATATCTGTGTCAGGCTTTTCCCTGATTTTAAATTCATCCCAGGATAGTTCCAGAAGAGACTGGAAGTATGTCAGCATATTTTCTACAGTCATCTCTTTTAGTTATTTACCAGTGGTTGTGTTTGAATTCTTTGATTCTGCATAGCCTCTATTGCAAACAATACAGCCCTGTCAACTATTTTACTGTGCAGGTTTACATTTAGTAACGAGTCTTGTGATGGGGTTACAGATATTTCCGGGGCTGTTCTTATATAAGAGAGCCTCAATTCATTATAAGTTGTAGTATAATAATCATAAACTACAACCAGTATAGGATAGCCTCCTGTTGCATAATAGTCTTCAAATATTACAGGTTGTTTAAACCAGGGCTTGTTAAATGCTGTTGTGGCAAACTTATGTACCTGTGTTTTATCAATAAACTGATTCCGGAATAACTCATCGGATATAGTGGGGTTTGTTCTTGTTGCTTTGGAGTAAGATTCTACATAAAAATCATAGGCTGGACTGATTATTGATGAATCACTCAAATCAAGAGCATAAGCATTAGTAATCAATCCGCCTACTGAGGTATATAGAGTTAAATTTGCGGCTGCGATAATTTTATTGACCAACAGCTCATTCAAATCTGTAAAATTACCCTGTGAGTATAAGCTTTGAATAATATCTTCCTGTGCTTTATTAAGCCAATGAAGTATTTCAGAGCCTTCCCATCCAGGGACTTCAGCATTAATCTCCTGCGTATAGTTAATGCCAAACTTATCTATCATTTCCTGAGCTGTCATATTATCTTAATCTTCTTTGTTTTCTGTAATGGCCCTTAACTTTCCATAGACTGCCTGATTGTCTACATCCTTTAGAAAGTCTATGAGTTGATTGAGTGTGAACACTTCCTGTTCCCCCATAATAGTATATTTGGCTTTACCAACTTTCTCTATTCCTCCTTTGATTATACAATGCTCTATGAAGGCTCTTGTTTCATAATCTTTGTCACGGATTATTTCAAGAAATTTGTTAGTGTCCTCTTCAACGATAACACTTATTTCTGATACAAGGTCATCTTCATTAGCTATATTTGAAACAGTTTTACCTGTATTTTTTTCCAAATTGTAAACCGTAAGAAATAGTTTCATGTCTGTTATAGAGCCGGAGAGTTTTCCAAGTTCCATATAAGCATCTTTCTTTGTCAGTGCTCTTTTACTATCTTTCTTCTGTTTATCTCTCTGGTCTACAAGAACAAACTTATATTCTGCACTATCAAATCTTTCATCCCAGGTTGGTGCTATTGCAACCTGTGCGAGCAAGAATTTATAATCGAGATATCCATTTACTGTTGAAAGGTCTATCTCTTTATCTTCTTTATTCAAGGATACTGAATAGTTGTCCCAATAATTGCCTTTCTTTAGGACAGACATTTCATTCTTAGACAAACCAAGTCCTGATTCAGAAGACTCAAACCACATTCTTTCTTCTCTTGTTAAAGGGTCTCTAAGTGCTCCGGTTTCAAGGTCAAAAGGAACTCCTGTAAATGTGATTGAGGCACTGCTCCAGAGATTTGCCCCATCATGCTGTTTATTCATCTGTGATAACCAGCTCCCCTGTCTGTCTATTAACTTTACAATTATTTTTCTGTTGACCAGCGGGGACTTAATTTTATTTTCTTCTTTTACTTTAGTTTCCGTTTCCATCTGCTTATAATATTTTTCTGCGTTTAAAAATTAAATAAAAAACAGGAAGGGAGTTATTCACCCCCCTCCCGTAGTTGTCTACATTTAAGCTGCAATTTGAGGTTTGCATACCATACAGCGTGTGGGGTCAGCAACTTTCGAGCCACCAATCCACATTCTATGCTGTGTATATCCATCAGTTGAGGTAGTCATGATATTCTGCCCTGATTTCAGGGAGAAGGGATTTCTGAGGCCGGTTTCATAACCTCTGATATCTTCCATTCCTGTCTGAGCCACCTTAACTATATTGGGCTGTCCGTTTGAAGTACCTACATCAAGTATGTCGTATGTGTAAGCTTCAACAGGGCCACCCAGCGGGTGCATATCCTTGTTGTGTACAACGTCATCTTTGACGGGGTCATGTTCAACTTCAATGATAATCCCCTGTGGCCCCTTATATCTCAGGAACTGTCCTGAGTACTCAAGACCATTCTTTCCAAACTTGGCTACCCTATCACTGGTGTGCAGTGGAGTATAAAGCTGGCTATAATCTTCAAGAGACTCTGAGAACTGAACCATTCCACGTTCTCCTGTTCTAATCCTGAACATTCTTTTATCCTGTGGAAGCTTGTTGATACTCAGGTCAAGCAGTCTGTTGGTGAGCCACTTAATACTGAATCCAAAGGTAGGATAGTATGCGAGATTTGAACTTTCAATCTGTTGATACAGACCAGCTCCCTGCTCATATTCATATCCTGATTTACCCTTGTTTTTAAAGGTTCCATCGGATGCCCTGTTCAATCTTGAATAATAGAGAGCATTGTTTTTCTCTCTACGGAATTCCATTTCAAACTGCCAGTCACGATATTCCATCCATGCATTGAAAGATTTCTTCGTTTTTGGGTCTTGGAATGATACTCCAACAGGTCTTTTAATCATATTACCAGGTACCGTATCTTCAATCCTCAGTCTGGTGAAGTAATTCTTCATCCTGAAAGGAGACTGATAATGTACCTTACCACCCTTCTTAGAGAGTGTGCTTTCGACACCAGAGTATTGTTTACTAAATCTTTTTCCGGCTTTTATCTCGGAATAAGGAACAAACAGTTCGGGGTCTCCGGTAATTAGTTTACACCTATAAACCCAGTTAGTTCCATTTGGCTGTGGGTCTTCCTGAATTTGAAATTGATATTCTTTCTTATGACCAAATATGATATTTACGTCAAAGAAATAAGATTCCGGAAATTCCAGAAACACATCACTGTGTCCTACTCCGGCTTTTGATGTGGCACTTACAGCAGACAAGCTGCTAAATGTACCAGTATAAGCAGCTACAAGAGGAATATTCCTCTCTCCACCCGCATAAACGTCCCAGTAATACTCATCGTCAGTTTCTAAGTATGTTACAGGGAATCTGTTTAGGAAGGTATCAAGGTCTTCGTAACCAAGATTTGCCTGATAAATCATAGTAACGAAATCTGATGCCTTTTGGGGCTCTATCATGTAGGCTGCTCCTAAGTGATTTCTAGTTGTGAGTCCTCCCCATTCTTTTGGTTCAAACTCCTTAAGTAACAGATTCATTATTATACTTTTTTGTTGTTATTAAATTATTGAATTCAAGAATTAGATATTCAAATGAGAAATAAAACTATCCCCCAATGTTTCAACCTCCCTGCTTGAACTCCCTTTACTTCCTTTAGGACGATATCCATCTTTTTTCAGGCTATTCTCAAAATCACTAACTGCTTTTGTTTTCTTTATTTTAGCTATCTTGCTCCAATCCGGATTTGGATTTCCCTCCTCATCCAGCTTGAATGCCCCTATATTAAACAGGTATGCAAGAGTGGTATCAAATGCTGTTGGATTCTTTTGACGATGAGCCATAATGGAACTGGTGGTTTTACCATCTGGTAGCTTTTCTTGTTTTGTAAGAGTATTAAAAATATCATCTTTCTCTTTTTTAGTTAGCTGGACACCAGTTACAATTTCATCAGTATCGTCTATTTTACTTTTAAGGGTTTTCAGAAACTTCTTCTGGGTTTCATTTTGCAGGTCTTTGTTTTTCTGTGCTTCTTCTATCTTTTGTTGTTCGACCTTGCTTAATCTTGATTGAAGATTCTGTAATGCCCTCTTTGACTTTTCCAAGTCTTTTCCGCTAGAAAGATACAAATCGTATTCTTCCTGAGCTTCTTCTTCTGAGAATTCTCTCGACAGTAAATCCTGTTTTATCAAATATTCTCTAAGAGCTTTGTCAGATTCAAGATGTTCAGCTTTTACACTTTCAAGTCTTATCTGATTGGATTTAATGTTGAGTATCTCATCAAACGGAACACCTTCTTCATATGCTTCAATGAGCTGATTTACTTTTTCAGGAAGACTTTTTTTCCAGTCTTCCTTAGACTTGTTTACAGTCTGTTTTACAAGCTCATTAATTGCTTCTGTAGGAGTGCTGCCGCCCTCTATTTTCTTAACAAAGTCTTCCTCTGAAAAGTCAGAGATGACCCCCTCTTCATACAAACCTTTTGCAAACAATTTATAGACATCAGCAGACGGAGAAGAAGTATCGTCATCTAATTCAGTAGAGGGGGTCTCTGACTCTGTTTCCTCCTGTTCTTCTTCTTCGTTTTCTTCTGGGTCTTCTGTTCCTTCCGGGTTTGTTTCGTTTTCTTCTATTTCCTGGTGAGTTTCTTCAGATACTTCTTCGGCCTGTCTTTTAAGCATGGCATCTATATCCTTGTTTTCTTCTATTTTAGGACTACCATCCTCGTTTTTTTCTTGTTTTTCGACTACTTCTTCTTCTATTCCCATTCCGAAGTCATCCATTGAAATCTCACTTATAAAACTATTTTCTTCTCCCATTGTTTTTTGTGTGTTTTATACAAACATAATAATGAATCTGTTATTAAGTCAAATATCTAAGCTATAAAATTAGATTTTTCTTTTGTAGCTATAGCGTTTATATTAGCTTCTTTTACCAACTTGCGATTTTCCTTTCTCTGTAAAGAATCTTGAAAATGCCCCCAGTTTAATTATACCAAGATTCATTTTCATCATAAATACAGAACCTTCTGTAGTTGAAATAGCGTAAATAAAGAAGGTTAATATAATTTTAATCACCCCTTTTTCATCTAAACTATCTTCATTGACCATATTAGATATAGGCGTATAGATGTTTGCTGCAATAAATGATTGTGTCATAAGCCATACCCCATTACTGCTCCAGGCTGCATATCTATGCCTCTGAGGGTCTCCTGAGTTTCTTGAACGTGACACCCAGGTAAATGCCATATTCTGAATAAATGACGCTAGTGTTAATGCCAACAGTGTCCATAAAAATAAAGCATCATAAAATACTCCAAATGCCAGACATATTAACCATACAGTTAATACCCCTGCATAAATCTTCTTCTCATTTTTCATTTTTTTCTTTTTAATTAGTAAAATAAAAAGTTGTTTTAAATAACAACTTTTACAATAGTTGTTTCTTTATGTATGTTACTTGTGGCTTTTGCATTATAAGCATCCAGGTCATCTTTAATTGGATATCCTTTATAACCAACTGTTCTCCACAGTTCCACCCTCATATTATGTATTTCTCCCCCTGCTGTAATTATATGAAGGTTTTGTGATGGCTTAGTTATCAGGTTTATGGCCCGGTCTGAATAAATGTTATTTCCTACCAGGGAGCCAGACCTTGAATACAAGTCTGTTATATTGGCAAAGTGAATATGACCAAATATAACATAATCAATCAGTATCCCCTTGTTTGCATATTTGCCTGTTATTTGCTGAATGGCTTTCTGGGTATCAGAATTTATACTGGTACCATGAGCCATCAGAATATTAACTCCGTTGATTCTAATAACCATCTCAAATGGGTCTTCATTTTCTACCACCTTTATACCAGGTTTTCCATTTAACATCATTTTCATCATGTTAAATATTGCCATATCATAATTGTCTGACAGTATAAAGTCCCCCCACCCCCAATCAGGGTCAATCCTTGATTCGTTGCCTGTTACTGCTACCAATGTAATGTTAAATCCCGAACCATTTAAGTCCAGTATCATGTGTGTAAGAAGTTTTGTAGCAATTATGGAGGCTTTAGACCTGTTGGTAGCCATAGAAAGAAGTTCATCTTTTCTTCTATCACTATTAAGTATATCTCCTGTAAAAGCTGCGATGATAGAAGATGCCCCAGTAAGTCTTGCAACTTTCTTGGTCGTCTCTGCATACTTCTGTAATCTTCTTGATGCTTCAGTAAAATCATAGTGATTGTTAGGCAGGTCTACCAGTTCATTGAGATGTAAATCAGATACCTGCATAATAACTGTAGAACTTTCTTCCTTTTCCGGAAATTGTATTGTCTTAATAGACATAGATTCTTTTTTAAGGAGTTCGTTAAGTTCCTGATTGTATTCAGCTATTGCATTCTCAATTCTTGCATATTCTCTAAAGGTTTTTCTTTCAATGCGGTTGATATCCTGAAGTCTTATATTCTTTTTAGCAAGTTTTACCGATTCCATAATAAGTTCTTTCTCTGATTCTATCAGATTGGGAACCTTAGTTGTGGCCCAAACATATCCTTTAACGGTTCTATTTACTTTATTCAAAGCTTTTCTTATAGAACTTTCATTTACTTTCATATTATTGGAAGCTGCTTTTATAGAAGTGTAACCTGAGACATATTCTCCGGTATGGGCATCGTATTTGTAAACTCTTTTTTTGTTCATTTTTTAGTATTTGTTGGTTTAGCCTTAGAAATCTTTTCTGTCTCTTTATTATGTCTGATTGTTTCTTCAAGCTTTTCTTCTTCAAGTTCATTGTTTAGCTTTTCAGCTTCAAGTTTCATTTTTTCAACTTCCTTGTCCCCATCTATTTTCATTTGTTGCAGGTCTATTTTAAGCTGTCTTTCTGCTTCTTTATCTTTTAATTCAGCTTCTATATTTGCAATAGCTACATCTTTATCATCTTTCCTCTTCTGGTCTTCTCTTTCAAATCTTTCCTGTTCAGCTCTTTCAAGTTCTCTTCTCATTTGAGATACAGACTGATTGAGATAAATCTTCATTAAATCACTCATTGATATAGCTTGATTTCTGGCAAGTTCCTGTGCATGTGTCTTTAAAGTCTGAATAAGAATATTATCAGCATCAGTGTTGGATACAAATATCCCCATCTCATCTTCATTTACCTGCTCCATGTTTATATTGAGCATTTTAGTAGAAAGGTCATCCAATACATACTGAACTTTTTTGCCCCTTTCATTTCTCCAGAGATACTTGGCTGTTTCAAGAAGAAGCTTCATAGCACGAATCTTGGTGTTTTCATGAAGCATAAATAACTTCTCTGTCATAGACGTAGATTGCATTACAGAACGTTCAATTCCACCAACAGTTTCTCTTTTTTCAACGTTCCCCATTCTCTGTTCTGTTAATCCTGTCATCAGTCCTACCTGTCTTTCTATATATTCAAGCATTTGTACATGCTGCTGAATATAGTCTCCAAGTCTCATCTCATAACTTTTTCCTGTTGTATTGAAGCTTCCTGCCAGTTTACCCTGGGCACTTCCTTTATCTCCTTGTTTAAAGGAGTCAACTATAACATAATTAAGTTCTTCTGAATAATACATCCATTTATCCAAATCCCAGTTATCAGGAATCTTGGAAAGGTCAAGTTCTATCTTTGGGAGCTTCCAGGCTTTAAAAGCTTTTTTCAATCTCTCCATTATCATGTTATACATGTACTGATAAGGCTTAACTATATCAAGAAGAGAACGTCCACGATTCAGGTCTATGTTGTAGATAGTTCCACAATATCCGGAACCTGCAGCTGAAAAATTGTCAAGTCTTCTGAATTGTATTGGTCTTGGTCTTATCTTGAAATAGACACTGTATTCAGAATCAACTGAATCTCGCCCCTGTCCCCATCTTGCATTGTGTCCTTCCCACCATTCAATAACCCAGTACCATTTAACTTTCTCTCCAAGTTCTGTTTTTACTTTATAGTTTTCGTCCACAATTTCTTTTTGCCATCTTCCATCTTCATCCAGATACTTCTTTATGCCAAGCTTTCTAAGACTTCTCCAGACAACCCTGGATAGAGTAACCTGAGATTCAGACCACGAGTCTCTGGCACTTTCACTACTTGTAGCAGCATTTGGAAAATACAGGCCACCTCCAGTACTGTCGTCTATTCCTTCAAACATAGCAGAAGGAAATAGTGGAAGATTTCTGGTTCTCTTTACGATGTCTGAATCTACATGAGAGTTTGCTATAGATTTATTTTCTTCCATAGCAGAAATCCATTCTGGCTTTAAATACTCATAATACATATCAATTATCTGCCCCATAGAGTATTCATTTTCTTCTATGATAACATCACAATCTTCTATGTATATGGATTCTCCTCCGCCTATTGTTTTTATGTTCAAAGGACTGGCTTTACGAAGTATGGGCTCACCTGCCACATCATCCACACAATAAATCTCTTCTGCAGCAATTAATGCATCTTCAAATCCCCTGGTAAATTTTTCTTTGAGGTTCTGCTGTCTCCACAAATACTCCAGTATATGCTGAGACATTCTTTCTCTAATATCCTGGAACTCATAATTCTTGTATCTTTCAAAATCTTTAAGTTCCTGCTTCAGATTTGCTTCAGCTTCAGGAGAGAGTCCTGAACCATTCATTATAGTTCCATTCTGTTGTTCTTTTCTTAGTTCCTCTTTGATTGTTCTATTTATAATGTTGGTCAGGTCTTCTTTGAGTTGTTTCTCTTTTCTGGATATTGCATCACTATTGATAGCTCGTATTGTCCAATCAAATTTCCTTCTTGATGCTTCTCCTGTAAGGAGATTTAATCTCGGAATTACAAGAGGATGGTCTTGCAGTGCTCCATCAACTCCCTGGTCTGGTACCGGAAGTTGTTCTATTTCTTCAGGATTGATAATTCCATTAGCAAGATCATAATTAACTATCTTTCTATGCAACTCTTTTCTCAGTCCATCATTTGAATGATAATCAGTTATCTGTAAGGCTGCCCTTACACATTCTTTTCCCCATTTCTGCGTTTTTCTGGCTGTGGCTATTCTTTGTTTAGGAAAGCCTATTAGTGTGTCTTCCATTTTAATAATATGTTTTTATAAGCTGTTTCTTTCTATATTTGTCGTACATTTTATCGAGTTGGCTGGTAAACTCATTTTTAGTATCCCTGTTATTTCTCTTTGACTCGGTATATTTTACAAGCTGTTCACGAAGAATCATCAACATATTCATAGAGGATACTCTGTCTGTATTGAGCTTTCCGTTATATAATATACACTCTCTCATATAAGCAGGTGTCCTTAATGTATAAACATTGGTTACTCCGGATTCTCTTTTCTGGGCCTGTGCTTCCATCCATGTAGCTTGTAGTTCAAGTCCCCACTTATTTATATACTCGTTGGCCCAGGTTCCTTTACTTGTGTTTCCTACTCCCCCCATTTTTTTCGTCAGGTCTCTATCTTTTAATATTTCGGGAGTGTCTACAAGTAGATGTATCGAGTTCTTATTTTCATAGTGGGCAAACAGTCCTTTCTTCTGGTTCTCGTAGTTCATTCTTGCATTATAATACAGAAGTAATCTTCTTTGCTGTTCGAAATATTGTTTTGTTCTTCTGGTTCTGGCTGTATATTCTGCAACTATCCTGTCTGTTAAAAGATTAAGAACAAACGTAGATTGAAGCGATTGTGTTATATCCTCATTTCCATCATCATCAACGGGGTCACAACCAGCAATATATATACCAAATGGTACTTTGCCTTCGTTATCTCTGATTGGGGGTTCAAATATTTCCACACAACCACTCATATCATCATTACCTTTAAAGGGGAATTCCCTAATTGGAGAAGCTACAGTGTTAACCCATTTAGGATTCCCATCTGATGTTATCTCAAACTCTCCTTTCCAGGAACTCCCCAATAAGTCCTTGTCAGCCATCAAGCTAGCATAACGATGTTTTAAATCTGACACAGGAAAGACATTGTTTCCAACATTAAGAAACATTTCCGAAGGCTTAATGGGATAGTTCATCATTTCAAGCTCAAGCGGTTTCCTTGATGTAGCTTTCTTTTTAACTTCCCTACGTTTCTCATAATGAGCTAGTGCCTCTTCTACTTTAGTATTTCCTTCTTCATCCTTAAAGGTTCTGTCCATATAGTAAGCAGGAACAAACCAGCAAATTTTACCTGTACCCTCCCACTCATCCTCAAATTCCAGCATATCAAATCCTTCTGGGTCACGAAAGATGATTTCAGACTCCAAAATCTTTTCCATGTTTCCAGAAGTTCCGATATATATAGAACTACCGTATTTTTCTGTGCCGTCTGCCATTTGTGCTGCATCATTGGAACCGTGTACTGTTAAAATATTAGGACAGAGACCAACTTCCTCTATCAGGATTATAGAGTATCTTCCTCCTGCCGCAACTTCCGGGTTCTCTGTCGTAATTATTCCATGAACAATCATACTTCCGGAACCTGCTTTTGTCCATTTGCCTGCTATTTTCTTGTCATAAATGTTTGACCAGGGTTTCTTTTCATTGTTTGGTTGTAATGAGCCTGTCATAGTTTTATCTATGGGGGAGGGAATTTCATCGGGTGTACCACGACTATAGGCCCCTGGAAGTTCTTGCTTGGCTAATGATGTCTTTGCCAGCAGTGATGAGGACTTACCGGATATTGCAGCCCCCACAAAAATTTCATTTTTATAAGGATTCTCTATATACTCTTTATTATACTCTCTGGCACCGTCAAAAAGCATCTCCGGAAGTGCTATTCCAACCCCTATACTATATGATTTCCCACCACCCCTGGCTCCAAGAAGCATCATATTTTTTGCAGTATTATAAAAAAGAGCCTTACCCATAGGCTCTGGATATAAGGCTCTTAAATATTCTCTTGCTGGTTTGTATTTCTTTAAGCTCCCATCTGATTTATACACACTCTCGTGTAATTTAGTGGCATCGTGGTCAAGATTTCCCTGCTCAATTTCTTTAACTTCTCTTAAACAAGTGTAAACTAGATCATTTTCAAATCCACTAAATCCCCTTGCTTCCGTAAAATTATAGAATAGTTCCCACTCAAGGTCTGTTAAATCCGGTTTTACTTTCTTTTTAGGGACTGTTTTAGGAAGGTCTTTTGGTCTATGAAGAATAGTACCAAAATTTACATAAAAGAATAAATGTCCAGGCATCCACCTCCACATACCTGTTTCTTCCGGGTCTTTTGTGTCTTGAGCCCAATAGCCTTCTATACATCTTCTTTTCATTTCTTTCCAGTATTTGATATACTTTAAGGAAGCTGGATGATAACTTGGTATTTCTCCAAGTAAGAAGTTACTTCTGTTATATATTCGTATAAAGGGCATTGTCTATTATTCTATCTTTAAATCAATCTCTGTACTACAATATTGACATGACAAAGATATAAAAACATCTTCCATTAAAATAAAGATTTTGTCTTTTTTGTGGCACACAGGGCATTCAAACTCTATGTTCCTGTATGGCTCACTTCTGTATAGTATTTTACCTTCCATTACATTAATCCTTTTTCAGATGCTGATTCAACTACTCCTTCTCTGGTATTACCCCCTTCTCCACTATCTTCAAGATATTTCTGTTCCAGGGTTTTTAATGTGTCGTAAATCAATGAGCTTCCTTTTATAAGCTCATCTAATATTTTAGCAGTCTTTAAGTCATACTCTGTCCCCACAATAAAATCATCTCTTTCTTTTATCTTGTCTTGCCACATTCTTACTGAAGCCTGTATATGGTCTAAAGCAAGCTTTTTATATGCTTCAATGAGTTTTATAATATCAGGGGACTCCCAATTAAATCCAGGATCATCCAGAAAATCCGTACTTATTAATTGTTTTTTATCCTCTTCTCCAATATTCTTATATAAAGAATCTACAGGGTCACAAAAAAGAGCAACACACCACATTATTCTAGAGGAATCCCCCTTAGATGGGGTTTTATCCTTATCATAAAACTTTCTGAATGTCTTGTGTGTCAGGAACTGGGGGTTTGCTTCCCAAAACGTTGTTTCTGTGTCGAACTTCTGAAGTATTCCTTTCATATTCTTGTCTTTTAGTTATATACTTTTTAGTGGGAATAAACTTTCCAAGTCCTCTTAAAAGTATTATGGGGAAGATTGGGGAGCCTTTCTGGGCTCCCTCTATCTTCTCTTTTGCCATGATAAACTGAGATTCAAATATAGTATAAACTTGAGCTTCTGTCAAGCCTACTTCTTCTGCTGTCTCTTTTATTATCTTCTTTAAGTGTTTATTAATCATAGTATTTAAGACCTATAATAAAAACAAATTTTTACTTCTTCTCCATATAATTTCTTATAGGCTTTTCTAATGCTCTTTTCCAGCTGATCTCTTTTACCTGGGTCTTTTAAAGTGATGTTTGTATCTTCTTTCTCTATTTTTTCACCATTTTCCCCAGGTCTTGAAATTATTATTTTGAATATATCCATTTATTTATTCTTTGTGTTGATCAATCATAGCCTGTAATTGGTCTTTAATCATCTCAGCTTCTTCCAACCATTTTTTTCTTGTAAAGAAGCTTTCTCCGTCCCACTCGATCATCTTTTTAAAGCATCTATGCATACTTTCTATGAATTTTATGTCCACCCATACTGTAGATTTATTCATTACTCATTAAATTAGATATGTTAATATAAATATAAACGAAGTCTTCTTCTTTTTGTATGCCTATTTCAAGTTCACGATTAGTATATTCTTCAGCCAACTGTTTAATGCTTTCATTGACCACAGGATATATATCCAATGCTTCATCCATTGTGTCAAAAGGAATGTTTATACTAATGGTAGATTCTTTAAGATTGAATGTCAGACTTATTGCCTTCAGATTCTCTATCTCCATAACCGGTTAATTCTTTTGGGATAATTCCTCTAATAGCTGCTACCTCTGTTTCAAGGATGTCAAACTTATCTTCAGTGTCTATCCAGGGAAGTTTAATAGCAAACACTCCTCCAGCTTCTATCCATTGTTCGTTTAACAAAACATGGTCTCCCAGAGTAATCCCCAGTTCTGCACATTTATCCCCAAATGCTACAATTTCTATTGAAGTGTATTCTGTACCTTCCACTTTATCCTTTTCAGGACGAATGATTGAAGATGCTTTTTTGTGTGCTTTTAATACTACTCTTGTTCCAAGCGGTATAAGCCCTACTGTTGTTTGTGCTTTCATTGTGCTTTTGTCTGTCATTGTACTTTAAATTTAAAGGTTATTTTATTAGTGATTTTTAAGAGCCCCCTGTACTTATCTTCAAGACTTCTGTATTTGGTAAAGCCCTTCTTTCTCAGGGCTGACATACTATTATCAAAGCTAGCCTTAGATACATTCATTTCTTCAAGTATTCTTTTTTTATTCTCGTGCGAAAATACAAATAAATCCTGAGACTTTGAATCTTTGTTCTCATCATAACTGCTTAGAATTAATGCAAACAGTCTTCTTTCTTTTTCTGTAAGGATTGAGAAAGGCTTAAAAGGTGAGAAAAGTTTAAGCCTGTAATAATAGTAATTCTTCTTGTCCAGTGTGCCGATATCTATTTCCATTGTATTAGGCTCTTTAATCCAAAAAGATTAACATTTTTAACTTAATTTCGAAATATGAATGTGGAAAAGTGTTGTCCAGTACCTCGTGTTGTTTAATTTCCAGTGCCATATCGTCTATAAAAGACCTAAATCCAGCCCTCCTGAATTTTCTTTCTAAAAGTCGTAGTGTGGCAAGAGCTTTTCTCATATCATAAAACTCCCCCTTTTTTGTAATTATTTCAAAGTCAAGGTGAACACTCTGCTTTGAAACCTCAAATTTGGTGACGCTAAATTCCTCAGCATAATTAAAGTTGCTGACTTTAAGTTCATTGTATAGAAAATCGTGTAAATCATCTAAAGTTTTTTCCATTTCTCTTGACTTTTAATATTTTTTGTATTAGCTTCCCGCACGCATGTGCGAATAAGGTATTATAATATTATAATAGCTTTTATATAATATATACTTTTGAAGGGGGTGTGGGGGAAACTTTTAGCAGTTATCATCTTGTCTCAATTATAAGATAACCATCTTCTGTTCTCCACCCGGTAGCGTGCCTAAGAATATCTCTGATATCCCCTTCACTGTAATCCCTACTTCTAAGGATAGTTTCCAATTCCCTTCTTCTTCTCTTTTTCATTTTGTATCTCATTGTGAATGTACTTAAGTATGGGTGTCTTTGACTAATCAGGATGTCTTCTTTTTAGTCTTAAAGAAATCATATGCATTTCTTCTTCCTCTATCTCTGTTTTTAATGGTTTAAAATCCCCTTTGTCTTTACTTACAATCGGGAAATGCCTTAAATAAGTGTTTAAGGGCTCCTTGTTTGCAAATTGATTAAATAGTCTTCTGTATGAAGAGGACATTTCTTCTATCTCTGTCTGCTGTGTCATATAAGTTGTTTTATAAATTATCTTCTCTGTAACATCCGTGTTTACTTATGATATAGATGCCATCTTTAAGATTCAATCCTTTTATCGTTTCTTCAATGTCTTCGGGACTAAATCCTGCCTTTTCATATAGTGCTTTAAAATATAATTCAACTCCTCCTTTTCCTGTTCTTAATGTCCAATCCTGAGTCTCTT